CTATTCCTAAAGTCCAATGTCTTACGACATTAAACAGCCATCCAACCGGAGAAAGCTTTCGCTTCACCCGGTAATGTGAAAATCGAAGGATCATCGCCAGTCCCCATGAGTAAATCACGGTTCAGGCGAGCCCAGCCATCGAGGTTGGTATCATGCTTCGGACTTTTAATGTACGTAACATAAAACTCGACTCGCTGATAACGCTTGCTTACGCGCCGTTTGAGAAACTGAGAATTTAACTCCTCAGCCTTTGACGGATCGGACACTATGCGACAGGGAAATGGTGAGAGGTCTGTACCGTAGGGTACAGGGCCAAACAGCTTTTCCAACGCCCCAAAGATAGTGTAAGCCACGTGAGTGTATCCCTTTGCCTCGAAAGCATTGGCGTAGGACACCCAGGCAGCATAAGCAACACCTTCGCTACGGTCTACCGGAAACAACTTCGAAAGCTTCGTAGGTGTGACATTCGTTCCGTAGAACGCGTCCACACCACAAGACTCCCGGAAGTAGCCTCGCACAAACGACTTATTCTTGTTGACCAAGAGGCCAGCATCGGTAAGTGCTTGTACAACCTCTGAATATGTGTTGGTTGGACATATGATGTCGTCCCCATAAACATAGCAGAGGCGTGATGCTTCTAATAAGTCTAAACCTAGCGCTCGAGCGATAGCAGTCACAGATATTGACCAAAAAACAAGAGCCTCGACGGGGAAGCACGTAGCTGCACCCATACCAGCAAATTTCTTTAGTCTCATCTCCTCTTGATTGGGGAAACGAGTGAACTGCGTCCGGCAAGCCAACAGTCTCTCTAGCAGAGCAGGTTGTAACCTGAATACCAGTTTGACAAGGTCCACCGAGACTAGATCCGAAGCGTCTTTCATATCAATAGTAGCCCATTCTCTGGAAACAGAAGACTGCAAAGCTAACTGTTGATTGACCGTTTGGTCCATGAAATTGACAAAACCTGCAGTGGGCACATGGCTTTCAAGCCATGTGGTCATCGCAATTCGCATACCCTGTTGGATAAATTGAACCTCGAGAGGTTCAAGCGCGATAATGCGAGGGCCTCGAGAATCCTTAGGTACTAGAGCTATCTTTGAAACTGGTTCGACGGTTTTGCCGCCAGATTCCAGAGACAACAGACGATACTCATTTGCTAAGTCACCGAGCTGAGAGGTATTATGGTACAAATACCGATAATACTGGAACTTCTCGTGAAGGCGAGTGTACTTGTGGCGAGGTCGCCACTTATCATCCCCAACTTCACCAGTAGCGACCTTTCCAGGTCCGTGTCTGGGCTTGATGTCAGCCGAGTCAAATCCCTCAAATGCATACTTAACAAGTAGTGCGGCTCCTGAGATGACCTCGAGGTCATTCGGTGTGGACCACAAAGACTCATTATTCAAGAAGGTTCGAATCCGAACTTCGTTGCTAACGAAGCGATCCAAGGCTTCTCTCTCAAGAAGAGGACCAAACGGAAACTCCAACTTGTAAAATGCTGACAGGACTTGTCTGACGTGTTTAATACTATTCACGTAGACACGAGCTTGTAACCGACCATCTAAAGTGTAAATCCGTTGGAAGTGAGATATCAAGAAAGCAGGAAGCTTGCTTGTTTTGTATCTTCCAAAAGACCTTGGGATAACCAATTCACCAGTCTCGAAAGACTGATCAACTGCATTACGGAGCTCAAGAAAAGCTACCGTAAAGAACCTAATGCCTTCGCGAGTTAATCGCTTCGAGCAATACTCGAAGTCCAGCTGCTGCGAGAGGCACAACGTAGGGTCGGACATCACGAACGGTGGCCGTAATAAGCCACTTAAGAGACTTAAATAAAACGTCTCTGAGCTGTCTGAAGGAGTCATTCGACTTGCCCTTTCTCCGTATCTTCTTGTTGGAAGGTACGTTATATATACAAATCCCATTGTCACAGACCTTGTGATCCGGGTTTTCCGGAGTCAACTACGCCTGTCCTTGAAGAAGGGAGGCGCGCTTAGCTGTGTCTACAGCCAGTGAAGCGGTGGTAAGAAACAGGTCCCCGCACATGCAAATAGCATTGTCGAGATCACCTGGTGCAAATTCACCGTTAAGTGGGTAGACCCATGAACCTTGGAAGGTCATGGTATAAGGAATGCCGGTAGCGCTCAACTGCGTATCCGCAATTTGAACTGCAGTCCGACGTACACGGCTCTGGCCGGATCCAGTGATAGATGATTTGATAATCACTTCACGAGGTTCGGTGGGCCCGCGGCTCGCGTCAGCGCGTTTCGTAGTAACTGCACCAGTTTTAGGGTCAGTCACGGAAGACGTAAGATTAAACACTACGTCAGTTCCCGCGCTATCCTTAAGAGTTAAGGGATCAGGTAACATATATAGCTCCAGTGGTTAAAGTACCTTGGTGAGAACCAAGGACAGAAATAGCTTCTGCTGTTGTGAAGTTAGCTGAGAGAAATCAAGTGCTCCCAGTGTTTGAGGTAAGCCTACCAGTCGAGTGTATTTGTCGACAGATACCTTTTCCAAAACGGTTCGCGGCACCAAAAGAGGTGTCCCCGGATTAGTACTCGATGACCTGTCTTCGACAAACATTTCGATATCATACCGTTCGCGTACGGATGTTGTGATATCGTAGACCTTCCAGACACCAAAGAACGGTTGGACAGAGGCTCTTTCAAGCCACTTACCAAACGGTCCTACCCAATCGAGCAAGAAGGAAAACGGAATCGCATTCCAAACTGCCTTCGCTGGGTTGTTAATGCCTAGAGCCGCGATCGTCGCTCTCAACGATGCAAAAGTATCATCTAAACCTTCCAGATCTTGGTAAAGTTTAGCTGTGACATAGAAATCACATTGGTACTTAGTCATCTTAAAAGCTGTTCTCCAGTCGCTATCCTGATAAGCAATTTCTTGCTCACGTTCAAGCTGATCGTTTACGAAACAATCAGGTTTTGAGAACCTAATCGTAACCTCCTTCCCCTTTGAATTAAGGAGAAAAGCCATACGTTTAGCAACAGAGTCAGAAATTGTTGTCAACTTCTGAATATCACCGACGAACGGCGCCCACGTAAAATTATACGCTAGAAAAGAGCTATTAACCGCTTTAGCAGACTTTTTGATTTTACCTTTTCCCTTCAAAGGATCGGTAAAAGTCTTGCTCAAATTGCTGTCTCTTACGGACTGGGGGATCTTGCTCAGGCTTTTGGCCAGAGGGACAAAATCCTTTAACTCGTAAATGAAGTTGAGAACAGAAATTTCTGCAGGAATCTGCGTTTTAAGCTTTGTCCAAGCCTCGAAACACAAATCCTGAAAACGGGGTGTTTTGAGAAAATCAATAGCCAAATTACTGTAACCGTAGTCCGCATCGTACCAAGGTACACTGGATCCTGTTGGCGACTGGGTTTTCGACCCAGACGGATTAAGAGTCCAGTTAGCGGGGTTGGTTTGAGTATTGGATATACCGGTAACACGGTTAGTCTGCACAAGCGTTGAAGCTATATAGGTCTTATCACACTTTAGGTGTTGACACGGACCCGGTGCATAACGGCCTTTTTCAACAGATCGCTGGTTGATTGAATCAGCCATCCAATGATAGTAGTCCCATTGTCGGATGACTTTGGTATACTGAGGACCTCCGGTATAGGTAGATACGACATTGTAGTCTTTAAACTCATTGCGTATCCTATTGTGTACTGGTGACATAAAACCTCCGTGCATCAGCTGGTTGCTGTGCAAGGATAAAAGGGAAGTTAACTTCGATCCTATGCACGAGCAGGATATAGATTTGCTTTTTGAGCAAACCTATTGGGCCTGCCCGTTGAGCTTAGAATCAACACAATACCACTTGACAGTCGACGATTCAAATTAAGGTATAAAAACCAATAAAATGATCACTAATTGTCAATAAGTTCATACTAACAGTAAACGCAGAATAGGCCGGTCTGTAAGATCGACTTTTGAAACGCTTATCACATCAGTATGATGGGTAAAGTGAAGGGTTAACAC